GTGGAATCGCTCTTAGAAAAAAGACCCGCCCTGCCTAATACGAATTCGTCTGGCATCTTATCTTGCTTCGAAAAGTTGCATCGACGACAAGCTGCGACAAGATTCTCGGGATCATCGCTGCCACCCTTAGCCACAGGAATGATGTGATCGACTGTTGTTGCATCCATACCGCACCAGTAACACTCTCGACCATCCCTTGAGAGTATGCGTAGCCTTAGCTTCTTCCATTGAGTTGAGTTGGACTTACGCTGTGAATGTAGAGTCATTAGTAATAACCCTTCTTCTTATGGAATTCCCACGCCTTACACATCGAACCATACCGACCTTTAATGTAAAGGATAGTGGCATCGATCTGACGATAAGGATCTAGATTCCGGTAATGCTTTGAACGCATCTGACCTAACCCGTAATGACTGCCATTTATGGCATAAGGATTCCATCTAGATTCTTTGTAAATGATGTTAGATAAGCAAATGAATTGCTCATAATTGATAACTCTTGAATGTGTATAGAGCTTGTATTGATCAATGTTTTGATTTGCTTCCGCTGGTGTTGTGCTAACAACACATAGCACACCCAATAGCACCAGACATCGCCCGCGAGCTATCCGCCACAGCGGCTCGCCAGCGAGTATGGAGCGTACTGCTCGAGTCAAGTAAGAAGCAAGAATGTGGATAAGTTGAGCGCTGCTCCTGCGTGTCGTCCACAGGTTATCCACAGGGCTCATTTTGAACCGCCCCAACCCTTACCCTTGAAATGGATTGGATTGGCAGTCCAGATCCGTGTCATTGGGATCATGCAAGCTTCACAGTAAGGATTCCGGTCGAATGTGTCTTCCATCGATCGCTTGATTGTCTGTACCTTGCTGCATACTTCGCAGCGATAGTCATACTGCGCCATTACTTAGCATCCGCCAGCTGATTGACGCCCATAACGCCGCAGCTTAAACATTGAACTAGAGCCACATCATCACCCAATGGAAATTCGTCTTTCATTACTGAATGATTTGTGACTTTCTTTTCAACCCGACATTGGAAGCGTAGCTTCTCCATGACTGCTCCTTCTCAAATTCTCGATTGGATGAAGATTGTATTGCTCGACCCAGTAAGTAGGTTGATCGCGTCGTCTCCATTTCTGATTTTTCGCGATCGTTACTGGAATCCAGCCTTTAAGTACATAATTCGGGCTCTTACCTGTGACAAGAATTGCGATGTCTGTATTGCGATCGCTGTCGTAGATGATGAGAGATCCCGAGTCGTATTTCGTCCACTTGACTTCGATGATCGATCCGACATCGGCTGTCCGCTTAAATCGTGAAGCTCTCGGATTGAAGTCTCTTATTCCGAAGTATTTAGCGACTGCAATTTCAGCTCCGACTGATTCTGCTATCTCGCAAATGTAATCGTGAAATGACAAGCTCTTGTTGTATCGAGAAATGTGATCGGGTTTGCCTTCGATCTCTTCGACTCGTTCGATGGCGACCTTCGCAGCTGTCCACTCGTCTTCGTGAGTAATCTTGAGCTTCATTTGCACTCCATGCAGACCCACAGCATCGTCAAGCCTTGAGCTCCGTCGTAGCGACCGAACTCGAGCGGCTTCCACTTCTCACATTTGTCGCACCAATTGATTGAGATTTCTGACTGCTCTTTGATGACTGTCCCATCGATCTGGAATGTCGTCTTCTCTCCGGTATTTAGATTTGTCATTTGCATTTCAGCCATTACTTAGCGCTCCAATTTCCATTTGAAGTCACTTCGTACCAGATCGGACTGCATTGATTAGCTTTGACCTTTTCAACACAGACATGTCCACGGTAGGGCTTATTCGTCTTAGGCGAAATGCCTTCTCTTAAAATCATGTGACCGTGTGCGCAGATTGGCGCTTCAGCGACAAGCTCGCCACCCAGCTTCGTTTGTATCTCATTCATCGCTGACTGAGCTGTGGCGAACCCATCCTCACCAAATGGCTTAGACCAGAGATCCTCTTCGATAAACGATTTTGGCATTGTCTCGACTTGCTGCATCGATTCAAGACTAGGCTTTGTGTCTGTACCTAAGACCACGCTCGCGCAGCGTCCTATGGCAGAGCTGACCGTGTCTTCGACATACCAGCGTTTCATTTGCGGGTTGTAAGCGCCGACCATCCCATGGGCATAATCGATCGCGGCTGGCTTTTCGTCTTCGTAATTTCGATATATCCGGCACTCGATCAGGATGTAACCCTTTTCAGAATTCCAATCGATGATCGATGTCTCGATGCGATTCGTTGGATAAGTGGCATGCAGCCGAATTACTTTTTGATTTACCGTCTCATAATTGTCCAGGAATCCCATTAACGGATCTCCACATTTCTACGAGCTGCGACCTTGCCGCGAATAAAGCCTTCTCTTTTGCCTTCTTTTCGTCCAATAGCGTATCCAGCCATGAAGCCTGTAAAGACTCCGAATAGCATCCACATCGCTACTTCTTGAAATGCGTACATCTTTGCTCCCGATCCAGAGAGCTACTGAACTTCGCTCCCTGCGTACAGAGTGACCGAATCAGCTGACATCGTCAAGAATCCTGCGTATCTTTGGGCGTGTCGGATCGCTTTTCTGTCGGCTTATCCTTTAATCCGTTTGATGCAAGGACAGATCCAAGAGCTCCTGTGAGGAATACCGTGAGCGTCGTGAGGATGTCAATGAAAGCCTTGTCATTCGGAGCTTGAGCCCCGATGGGCTGCGTGACGAATATGAGAGCGTAAAGCATTCCCAAGACTGAGAGTGCGAACACCATCGCAAGACAGACACCAATGAAGACGATGAGTCTTGCTTTGAGCTGTTCATTTGTTAATCGTCTGGTCGGCTTGCTGCTCATCGAAGTTTTCTCCAAGTATGTCCGAAGTACAGATTCCCTGAACCTTACATTGTGGCGGATTGCATTCAGGCTCTTTCCAGTTTTCGAAGAGCTGACATTCATAGCGTGTCCATCCCTGATATTGACCACATCCAGACAGCCCCAGCGAAATACCTAAAGCCAGAGCTGCCTGAAGTAGCTTCCGAGTCACTTCCCCTTTAACCCGAAAGATGCGTCGTTGGGATTTAGGTAACGCAGCACCACCGGCAGAATTGCAGCGAGTCCCGCTCCTGCGATTGCTTTTGGATCCTGTACTCCAGCCATGTAAACAGCGATTCCAGCTGCTAAGAATGAACGCGCCCATGAAGCTGCGAGAGCTTTGATGTCTTTCATTTCTTTTTCTCCTTTTTCAGAATGGATTTCTTCGGCGTTTCGACTTCGATGATTGGATACTCACCTTTGTATGGCACATATTTTGGGCGACCAAAGCCGACCACTTCCTTGCCAATCGTTCGGCGCTTAACCATTACCATTCCACCGTTGCGCTGATCGCCGCTGCCGGATGTATTGCCTTCGATGGTCACTATCGACTTCCCATCGATGCCAGCGACAATTCCAATGTGGGAGATCCGATCGACTCCGTCGTGTGGAAAGTCCATGAACGCAAGATCACCGATTGCCGGTACTTCATGCCACCGTGAAATCTCCTTGAATTTATGCGCTCCGACGGCTGTTGAAACTAAAGAGTGAACCTTGACGCCAGCTTGCGCCAGTACCCAATTGCAGAATGATCCGCACCAAGGCAATCCATCGGCTTTTGTAAATTTGCCGTACTTCGTCAGATTGTCGCCTTCTTCAATCGTGCCAATCTCAGCTTTTGCTATTTCGAGAGCAAATGCGGCTGTACCTTTTGGATAACTCATGAGAGCAAGAGAGCCGCTTCGTCAGCGGTGATGCCTAAACGCGTTAGCAATTCCGTTCTAGCTTGAGAACGAGCGACTGCTTGTTCAGCCTTTGTCTGTGTGACGATTGCTAAAGCATCGTCAAATTGTTTCTTTGTGACTGGCTTGATTCCTTCGTCATAAACGATGGAATCAAAATCCTCGCCTTGAATTGCCCAGCCACCGTTAGGAATAAGATAATTTAAAATATCTGCTGCTGTTGCCATAATTATGCTCCGATTTCCATTGCGATCATTACGCCTAGATTAGACACGCCTTGTTCATTCATAACCAATGTTCTGACTGTTCTCTTTCCATATATCGTGTAGGTCGTTGCTGACGTTGTAGCAGGTGAATCCAAGTATTGACCCGAATCATAATTTGTTGCGTTCACAAATGATGCCACATCTCCAAAATTTGTATTTCCAATTGCCCAGACTGATGAGGCGCCTCGATATAGGGCAAGCTGATAATCGCCGTAAGTTCCACTTCCTTGCGTTTGATTACACATTGAATAGAAAACCAAAATTTTACTCGTTGCGAGTGTTGGAGTAATTGTCACCGCTAAATTTGATGCAACGAAACTGGCTGATGTAGTTGAAGTTGATGTGCTAGTAGTTGCCTGTACGACTTGCAATACCTTTCCGCCGCTTGCAGGAGTTGCCCATTTGATTCCAGTTGCAGCCGTCGAATCCGCTGTCAAGACCTGACCATTTGTACCGACAGCCAATCGAGCCGGTGTGTCTGCCGCTGTTGCAGCTATCAAATCACCCTTAGCGTCCACGATTGCATTCTGAATCGCATTTGAATCATCTTGAGCAACCCAAGTAAAATCGAGATCGGTCCCGGATGCCTTAGATAAGACTTGTCCGGTCGTCCCGCCTTTAAGATCGACGAAAGATGCATCGATCGAGTCTCCAAGTGTCTCGATTGCTGTGGCTCCGTCTTTGACGAGATCCGTTGATGTTGGAACCGTCCAGCCGAAATTGGGCGTTGTTGTTGCCATGTTGTCTCCTTTAAGCGACGATGAACGCGTCGTCCCAGATAAGTGTATTTGATAATGTATTCCAAGCCTCTGCGCCACTCACATCGTTCCACTTCATCGCCTGAAGTGAGAATTCGGTTGGAGTCAGATACATGGAAATCGTAAGAGAGTTGATACCAGCTTGCATTTGCCAGCCTTCGACGAAACCTTGAAATTTGGTTCCCATATTGGCGGGCAGATCGTTGATTGTCACCGGCATCCCCATGAACACTTTGAGCAGATTGTCTCGATCGGAATCGTCCAATTCTGGCGATCCGATAGGGTAAGAAATTTGGTTGAAGTTAGCCCGTGGATAAGCTCTTAGCCCTAAATAGAAAGCCGCTTGAGCTGTGGCGTCCGCTGTGTGTTCCAGAGTCGTCTGTATCGATTGGGCTAAAGTCCCATACACATCGATCGAATCTTGTTCGGATGCTGACACCTGTTGATTGTTTTTATACTGAATCGTGATGTCATTTCGCACATCGCCCGAGCGAGTCGCCAGCTGAAGTCCTGAAGCGAATGCGTCATTGGCGCTCAAATCCACATAGCCATTTGCCGCTAGGTAAGTGCTGCGATGAGTGCTGTCCGCATAGCTTATTTGACCCGAAGCATTCTCATACAGATATCCGAGTCCCGAAGTCGCTAGAGCCGCGACAAGTGAGTAAGCATCCGTGACCGATGATGATCGTTGATGCAATTCATAATTTCCTGCATCGATTTCACCCAAGCCAGAGTTTTGAGCATTCGCCCAAGTTGTCGTCGGATTGTAGGCAGCCCAAGTCAGCGCCGCCGGTACTTCGTTCCAAGCGCCATACAGAATCCCTTCGAGAACGCTGTAAATCTGCTCACCGTCTAATTCTTTTACCAGTACGCCCTGAGTGAGTACCTTCGGAAGCCTTGAAAGAGCTCCCAGAGCTGTGATCGAGATCGTCTGAGTGATGCCAATGGATCCGCCAGATTGGACGCCCACGATGACATCTGTGATTGATCCACCGAAAAGAGCGACGGGAGTGCCAGTCGAGTCATTGACATATACAGTCACGCCTGAATTGATTGTCGGAGCGATACCGGAATCGTCTAAATTGATTAGAGTCAGATTGCAATATCCAGCGATGGCTTGAGTGTAAATATCATTACGCCCAGCGGCTAAATTTAGATTGGCGAGAGACACATCCTTATACTCCACGCCATCGATCTCAACGCTCCAAGTAGGTGTCCAGATTGTCATACGAGAGCGAACCTATTTGCGCCTAATGTGCCGCGAGCATTTGATCGATTGAGTACATCGACGATCGTGCGAGCTGTACCTTCGGCATCGATCGCGCCATTGACTGTTATGTTAAAAGTCGATCCGCCCATTCCGCCATTTGGAATGATCGTTCCGCTACTGCGTGGGACGAACATCTCCGCCCCGCGCTCGCCTACGACATAAGATTTGCCAGCTGAGACTGAACCACCTTCGGCGCGAAATCCACCGAATGCAGAGCTGATCGCGCTGCCAATTCCTTTGACGACCGGATTATTTGCAACCAATGAGATCAGGGATTGGATCGCTCCAACCACGCTTTTGATAATTCCGAAGAGTGATTGGAATCCAGAGATCAAAGTTCCGACTGTGTTGATAATGACGCCCAGAGCAATTCCGACTCCCTGAATAGCAAGCTTCAAGACACCGCCTAGAAATGGCGCGATGAAATCTTTTAGGAATTTGAAAAGAGCTTTAAATTCGTCCATGTTGCCCATGACCGCAGCTTTTATTTGATCGAATGCAAATTTGAAGCCTTCAAGTACAGGCTGAAAGATATTCTTGATGAGATCAATGTAAGTCTTGAACGCTGCCGTCAAGCCATCTTTTCCACCGACTGAATTGATAAATCCTGCAACGGCTGGAATGACAGTATTGACGACTGTGTTGATCATCGGAGTTAATGCGTCTAGAACGAAAGATCCGATTGTCTCTTTTCCTTCATCAAATGCAACGCGAAGACGAGCCATCTTCCCTGAGAATGTGTCTGCCTGAACCGCAGCTTGTCCGCCAAATGTTGTAGCAAGTTGCTTCGTAATTTCGTCCATCGACATCGTTTTAAGCTCTGCCGCTGTAAGTCCTACGCCTAGTCTTGCAAGCGCTCCGGTATTGCCTTCAGCTGCGCGAGCCATCGCATTTGTTACAGCCTCGAGAGATTTACCCGAACCCGCGGCGACATCGACGGCAACCGATTGAAGTTTAAGAGCTGCGTCAGAATCTTTTGTGGCTCTGACAAGTCGTTCGAAGCTCGGACGAAGCGCGTCATCGGTGAGCCCTGTTAATAAGGAAGTCTGAAGAATCTGATTTTCGACCGCTGCAATCTGAGCATCTGTCGCGCCTGTAACATTTTGTAATGTGGTCGCTAATTTAGCCTGAGCCTGTTCGTCCGCGATCGCTGATTCGACGCCCTGTTTAAGGAGTACGCCAGCATAAGCAAGCGCAGCTGCACCAGCCGCAGCAAATGCGACTCCTGCCGCCTTGCCAAATTTGCCCATCTTGTCGCCGAAGCTTTGAACTTCTTGCTCCGCGCCTTTGACGCCACGCTTTAACTGATCGAAGTCTGCGTCAAATGTAATCTTGACCTTTGGAATACCAGCCATTAGTCGAGCCTCAATTTCTTAACGACATCTTGAACCATTTGAGCATACTCACGCGCAACGATTGGCGTGTAATAATCGACAGCTGGAGTCATCCAGTAGCCGCGCTTGTTGTAGGCAGCTTTAAATCTGTTGGTGTAAGCGCGACCAGCACTATCCACTCCTCGATGAGATCCAAATTCAGATCCCCAGAGCAACGCACCAGCTGGAGCAGATTGCTGACGCACCTTTGTACCTTTACCAGACTTTGATTGTTCGCCGCCGTATTTACGACCAACATGCTTCGTACCACCGACATCAACCCGAATCAAGCGATCTCTTTTGGCTGCAATCGATTGAGCGACAAGCTTCGCCTGTGGCGATGGAGCAGATTGGCTAAACATAAGAAGCTGACCAGCGAGCCGCTGAGATAATGGCAGCGCCTTTGATCTAATTTCATTTTGAGTATCTTTGTCGAGCGCGTTGAGTAATCCAATCAGATTTCGGAATTCGACAGGATCGACGGTGATTTCAAATCGCCCCTGTTTGGCTTCATTTGCCATTCCTTTTCTCCAATATCTCGATCGCGGTGTAAATCTGCTCCGCCGTTTCCCATTCTTTCATTGGTATCCCTGTCGCTATTGCGAGTTCAACCAATACCCGATTTAGGCTTCCGGCGGCGTAGCTTTTGGGCTATCCACTTCCTCGGATCGAATGTCATCCACCGTATCGCACCAGATTTCGTATGGCTTGATGGGCTGCCCTGCAAGCTCTCGCTTCTTAGCGTTGTAAGCCAAGAAGAGAAGATCATCGAGCCCGACATTGTCGCCGAGTTGTGTAACCTTTAAGCCTGTCTTGCGTTCCCACTTAACGAATTCCGGTGTCGATGCGGTGAATGATTCCGAATCTCCTGAGAAATATGTAATTGTGATTCCTGTTTTCATGCTCCCGATTTCCTATCTTTTAGCTGAATGTTTCGGTTGGTGTTCCCACTACTTGAAATGATAGCGAGACTGTCTGCGCGTCTGGCGCTGAACCGCCGACATTTGGAAATGTAGGCAAGATATTGCAAGCAAATACCGCACCAGTCACAGCTGTGAGCGATGCTGCCAGAGTTGTATTTGGATTGCTCTCTGTGGCTGTCCAGAGTGATTCGCAGAGTGATGAAGCTGCGCCCCAGTCTGCAAGCATTTCGACATTAAGTGTCCAGCTGTCATCGATCGCCTTGTAAGCGCGACCATCGAGTGTCTGATAAGTCTCGATGACATGGTCGGCTTCAAGTGAGACAGATGTGGCTTGTGCGTCGTAACTTACGGTGGCGATCGTCAAAACAAGATCGCGTCCGGTGATGACGGTCGTTGGCATAATTACTCCTAATTAGTTTGGGTGTATTGGGTTGAAAGTTCGATCTCGGACATCAAAATTTCCGAAGCTCCGATCGACATTGGGACAGGATTTGACACGGATCCCACCGTGTAGCCTGACGGAATAACCGCCAGAATGCTCATGATTAGCTTCTCGATGTTGTCGAGCGCTGACGCGTTGGAGTACATAGCGACTCCGACGGTGATGACAAGATTGATCTTGACTCGAGTCGATGTCCCGATCAGATTAGCTTCAAGGTATGGCGTATTGGGAACGACAGCCGCAAATGGCACGATGGGCGCTTCGGGTACTGAATCGTAAGTGTTAGCAGCTACATTCTGAATCGCCGTCTTAAGAGCGCCTCGAACATTTACCGCGATCGATGATGCGGTCATGCCAGCATCGCTCCGGTATCAAGTGACTTTCCAAGTATGCCGATTACTCGATTCAAGAGTGAGCGACCCATTCTGTATGGTGTCACTTGAAAATCAACGCCTTCGATCTGTCCGCCGGCAGCTGTGATCGATTGGAATACTTCAACCGATACGACGATGATCGCTTCGTACACAGCTGGATTTGATGCATAGATTGTGGCTGCATCCTTGCCTGAAAGATAAGTGTCACCGTGTGGAATGACTGCATTTGGATTTATGTCCGCATTTGTTTTTGCATAAGAAAATAGATATTCGTCATCCACAGCTGTGACTGTGTAAGTGCCATTGAATGTGGCATCAACATTTGCAACGACAACGCTTGATCCCACGATGTAATTGTGTGGAGTGTTGGTTTCCAGAGTTGCGACATTTGATTGAATGCGGCGTCCAGTAACCGCCGAAGAGTAAGAGACAAGCAGCGGCAGAATTACGAGCTCGGCTGTGTCGATAATCTTTTCAAGATATGCGTCATTGTAAAGAGAAGAGCTCACGCCTAGCACAGAACGAAGCTGTGACGGAGTTACTAGAGACATGAGCTCTTCCCTTTCTACTGCTGAGCCGACTCGGGAGCGAATCGGCTCATGATTAGTTATTTAGTATGGATCAGGTCTTGTTGATACCAAATGCGCCCGCACCGATTTTCGTTGCGATTGCGCCATAGCCATACATCGCGACAAGAATTTCTCCTGAAGCGATTACATCAGCGCGAAGCTGATATGTTGGTGATTCATACCATGTGTATGCGGTTGGGTTAATGATTAGCATTGAATCATCTTTGTCTGTGTCATTTGCAGATGGAACATTTGCGGTGACATAGAGATCAAGTCCCGCAACATTTCCGCGGATGCTATCTGGACGAACAACGCCGCCAGCATTTGAAGGCTGTGCCGCCATGTAAATTGGACGACCGCTGTCGTTGAGTGTCATCAGATTTGCCCATTGTGATGTGTTTGCGAGAATGTTGCGAGCAAATCCCTGTGTGTTTGAATACACGGATGCCGCGCCGCGTGAAACGAATCCGAGCAGCTCTGAAGCTGTTGGATAAGTTGTGAGTGTTGTTGCATCGGCTGTCGCGCCAGATGCTAGTGCTGTGTAAACAGCCTTGTCTGTTGCGGCTGCGTATTGTGCTGCCATGTTGTTCATCAATTCAGTAATGAATAATGGTGATGAACGATCGAAGAGCTCGACTGAGAATTGCTGTTGTCCAGCATATTTCTTAACCGATACTGTGACGAATGATGAAGCTTGATCTGTATTTGATGGTGTTCCGGCTTCAGCTGTTTCTGCGACTGTTGGAAGTGTTGTGATCTTAGGAATCTCAAAAGACATTCCAGCGTCAGGGAGAACGCCTGTCGTGATCGCATCAATTGCGCTTCTTGTGTTATTTGCTAATCCGTTGATTACCGTTGTGAGCTGGCGTGTCGGAATTAGACCTGCGTTGTCTGTGGTATCCGCTGCGGCTGCGACATAAGCGCGAGCCTCATCTGATCCAAGTGTCGCTCTGATTGTCATTTCTAATTGCTTAGGCGCTGAGAAATCCAATCGTGGCTTTGATGTAAAGACGCCGGTGCTGCTGGCGGCTGTAACTGACTGTGCGGCTTCGACCGTCTCGACGGTTTCCGCGTTTGTGACGGTGTTATCCACTTCGTCTCCTTCTGTTGTTGGTTGTGGTGTTTCTTCTGGATCTACGGATGCAGATTCAGAATCTTCTTCGCCTTCGGTGGCAGCTACTTCAGCGACGCGAGCTGACCGGACAGCGGGTTCGCTGACAAGTGCGACGCCTGTAAGTTCTCCAGCTAGAACGCGCATGGTTCCATTCTTTTCTTGAATGTAATCATCGACAGCAAGTTCAATCGAGAAGCCATCGCGCAATCCGTCCATCGCTTCGACAAGTGCATCAGTTCCGGCGGTCGTGTTAGCGATCTTGAATGTTGCATTGATAGCGCCATCGCCATCGAGTGACATTGACATCGTCTTACCAATTCGACGAGTGCGATCGTGTTCAAGATTTAGAAAAACATCTTTTGGCTCAATCGATCCTTTTGCAAATACGACTTTTCCAGTCGATGCATTTGCAGCTTCTTCGAATGCCACGATGCGTCCGGTAATTGTGCGCGACTCGGAATCTGCCGCGGTGATTGTCATTGGAGTAGTTAGCTTCATCCGATCATGTCCTCTTCTTCTCTGATTTCTTCGATGGTCATCGCACCGATGCGGTTTAGAATTTCGTACACTTGCGCTCTTTCGTAAGGATTGCCGCGCAAGAAATCGTCTAAGTCATAACGGATGTATTGTGAAGCTGGAGTGAAATCCGTAAGACTGAGCCTCTGCTCGATAATTGTCAGCACCGGACGAATTGAGAAGTCGATCAAATCGCGTCTTTGATTTACAGCGTTTGAATAAGTCATGCTCGATGGATCAGCGGATGCAAACCATGCCGGTAATCCGATGGCGCGACAGAGCTCAAGTGCAAGATATTGGCGAGCTTCATTCATTTGGAGATTCTTCGGATCGTAGCCAATCGTGTCCATTTTGATGTCTGCGTTCAAGAATGTGACAGCCTTTGAAGCTTTATTTTTGAAAGCGTTGATGAGTGAAGCAACACGATCTTTCGGAAGCTGTACGCCATTGGATGACAAAACAATTTGTGGAATTGGATTTAGCGCGAAATCATAAGCGGCTTTCTCAAGTGCGTGAGCTGCGCGAACTGTACGACCAGCGCGATTTAATAAGCCTTCCTGCATGTTTCCGAAGACGACAAGTTGATCGGCTGCAATTGGTATGCCATCAACGGTATAACTTTCAATCTGCGTTCCATTTGAATTTGTAAAGATTCCAACGCGTTCAGGCGCAATTCTTTCCATCGCTTGAATTCTTCCGGTGTCTGCATACCTAGCAGTAACCGCAGCATAAGCGGCTGGACGGAAAAGCAAATCTTCCGCAATCCAAGACCAAAATTCCGCACCGGTAATTCGTGGATCCGGTTGATGAATTACACGAAAAGATGGAACCGTTTCGCCAGTCTCTTTGACTTTAGTTTCCAATGGCAGCGAAGCCACGGTCGAGCAGATAATTCCTCTGGCGCGAGCTATTACGGGAACGCCCATAGCTTCGGATCGTGATGCGCTTTGAACGCCGCCGAAGAATGGAGCACCGATTGAATCGATCGAATTGACCGGAGCCAATGAAGCATCGATCATCGTTTCAGCGATTGGCTGTTTAGCGGTGACGAATAAATCTTTTAGACCCATGGCGGTAATTTTAGGGAACCGATACCACTACCCGATCATAATATCAAGATCCGTCTCTGGGCGTGTCGCGTAATGTGTGACGAGCGCAGATGCAACCGTCGCGCAGACAGTCGATTGAGAAGCTCTGCGTCCAATCGTCCATCCACCATCGCCAAATGGAAGTCGAGCCGCTGAAAGAATTTGTTTTGTCAGCTCCGCTTGATTTCCGTGGCGTAATCTCTTCGATGTTATAGCTCCCAAAAGTTCGTCGCAAGATTGACCGTAAAGAGCCCCGTCTATGTCGGCGATTGGGATTCCGGCTGGTTGAAGTCTAGCCGCAATCGCGCTACTTGTTCGGCGGCTGTACGCGATAACTTCGACAGGATATTCGGCGAAATGCTCGGCGATGTCATTGGCGATAGCTTTATCATCGAGTGAAATTGGATTGTGCCATGTCCGAAGAAGCTTGACGAAGAATTGACCTTCGGAAATTTGCTGAGCTATGACAAGAGCTGCATCGCGGCGATCTGGCGAGCAATCAAGTCCCATCCAGACAGTCTTTTCTCGATCGACTTCGTAGCCATCCATTCCACAGTCAGCCCATTCGCCAGCTGGAATCGCAGAGCTGATCGTCTGCACCCATCGGCACAATACTTCGGTTCGGACGACATCCGCCGGATCATTCATAACAGCTCGAAGATTGTCGATGTGTACGGTATGACCGAGCGCTGGATTTGCCATCGCAGCGCCAGCCCAGAATTTAGCGGAATCGTCGATCTTGTCGTAATCACTCGACCATTCAAAATAACCAATATCATCGCTGGATCCACCAGCTGCGCCGATACCGCGTTCCCGAATTTGATTCAAGACAAGACTGTGTTGATCGCCAGCATTCGAATACGACCAGAGCTGCGGATTTTCTGCCGCCATCATCGTGTATCGAAGAGAAGCCCATGTCGTTTCATCTTTGAGCTCTCGAGTTTCATCAATGTGGACAGTCGATGGCTTTGAGATACCGCGAGCAGCTGAAGCGCCAGCTTTGACCATGTAGCGATTGCCATTGAGACATTCGATCTCTTCGGAACCGTGAGCCCACCGAATGCGCTTTACCTGCTTAGCTAGACCATCATTTGATTCGATTGTCTGGACTAGATCGCGAAAAGTCTCCAGAGATGTCGTCAATCGGTGAGCTGTACCGATTTGCAGCTTGTTATCCCATTCGAACAAGCCCATCAAGATTCGCTGCTTCATGAAAGTCGTCTTACCTTGCTGACGAGCTACGACAAGCTGGACGAGCGGATGTAGCCATCGACCGTCAGGCTTGACGCGATGCGCCTCAAGTGCCAGCCATTCCTGCCAAGGCATAAGCGGAAATCCGATTGAATTGCTAAAGTCAATTAGCTCCTGCCCGATCGTAGGCAAGTCTGGACGCAGTCTGGAGTGGATTCTGGGAGTTACAGAGCCATAAAGTGTCTCTGGAATAGGCTCTAAAACCTGTGTGAGCCGATCTGAGCCTGTTTGAACCAATTGGAGCCTAGTTGTACCGTCTTGAGCCATCTCAATGCCTTCTTGATTCGTTTGGTGGTGAAAGAGAACCTC